TTAAGTAAAATAAATAAAATTAAAATGATTTATTTAACGATAGATTATGATGATATAGGATATGAAAATAATATTATAGATTATAAATTTTTTAAGATGTTTTTTAATTTTGGAGTAGCAGGGAAAAAAATAACAGGTAAGAATATGTTGTTAAGTATATTTGAGGCAGAAATGAAAAACTATAAAATAAAATATAATGAAAATAACATAGAAATACCATTAATAATATTTGATAATTATATTAATATTAGTGAATTAATTTATGTAGAGACAAAGATTTATTTTTTTAATCCAGTTAGTTTATTAAATAAATTTAGAATAAAATGTTATGGAATGTATGACGAAATTGTAAATTATAAAACTCTAAATTATAAAACTCTAAATTATAAAACTCCAAATAAACAGTTTGTTGTATTAGGAAACTTTTGTCGCCATAAATATAATGATGATGAATTGATAATACCAATAACAAATAAAGCAAAAGCGATAATAATACAAATATATAAAAAAAATGAATATATAATAGAAGATAATGAAATAGAAAAAGTGGAAATTGAAGATAAAGAAATTGATATAATAGAATATAAAATAAATGAAAGAACAATATATATAATACCGTTATCGGTTGATTTTGAGAATATAGGAAATATAAAAAAGATGTTTAAAAATAATGTGTCAAGTGATACATATCAAAACATTGATTCGGATATAAAAATAAAATTGAAAAAAGAAATAAAGGATTATTTCTTGTTTGTTTCTGATATAACTATAAATGTTTTTAATACATTTGGTGGATATGGAGGATTGTCAATACATATATAAAATGAAATATGTAAAAACAAATAAAATTATGATTTATTTATTATATAATAAATAAAAAATGGTTAAAGAATTTTTACAAGATAAAGAAGATTATGAATTAAAAGTAGAATTGGAGAATGAAAAAATAATAGATAAAGAGGAAGAAAATTATATGGAAAATGAGGAAATGAATTTAGAATATAATAAGTTTTATTTTGCGGTATTCCTAATATATCTTTTTAAGCATTTGGTGTTGGCATGTATTTTGAATTGTGGCATATATATAAGTAAAATAAAAAAGTAATATAAATGGATGTATAATATAAATATATATAATGTATTCTGATAATGAAAATTTAATAGGGATGAATATGAATTTAATGCAGTTACAGGCATTAAGTAAGATGGGAAATAATATAACGATGATAAAGACAGGATATGAGATGATAGATTCAATAAATGCGATGATTATACAATGTGTAATTGTATTAATAATAACAGAAATAATGTTAAATATGAAGAATATGGTAAAGAGTGTATTAAGTAATATGGTAATAAAGTGGCGAAATATGTATAATAGGATGAAAAATAATGTATCAAGAAAGTATTATAAGATATTAAATATACCGATAAAAATAAAGAAGACAGTAAGTATACCATATATAACAGAAACGAAAGATATAAATGAATTACATAAAGCAGTATATTGGTATTTAACGAAAAATGAGAAGATAGATTATTTATTTGAAAATAATATGCAGTATGTATATAATAAGAAATTGACGATAGAAAATGCGAAAGAAATAAAGAAAGATATGTCAATATTAAAAGTGTTAGCACAAAACAAGCCGAAAGAAATAATATACAAGAATAAAAAAATAGAATATATTTTAACAAAAGATATGATAACAGTACATGGAGGAGAAACGAAAAAGGAGAGAGAAAATTATAAAGTAATATTAGGGACAGAAATAAATGAGAATGATAAATTTGACATATTAGAAGATTTTACACAACATTGTTTAAGTGAATATATGGAAAGTTTAACATCAAAGATTTGGGAACAAATGATATATGAACATAAAGATGGTAAATGGGTATCATCGTTAAGTAATAATTATAGAAAATTGGAAACAGTAGTATTAAAAAATGAGATGAAGATTAGTTTGAAGAAGGATTTAGATTCATTTATAAATTCGGAGGATTGGTATAAAGAACGAGATATTCCATATAAGAGAGGATATTTATTATATGGAAAACCGGGAACAGGAAAAACGAGTGTAATAAAAGCGATATCAACATATACAAAAAGACATATGCATAATTTAATGTTACAAAATATAAAAGATGATACTGAATTATTAGAATTATTAAAACAGATAGATTATAAAACAACTATATTAGTAATAGAAGATATAGATGCTATGTGTGAAATAGTAAAATCAAGAGATTTAATTAATGATAAAAATAATAATAAAGATAAAAAACAAAAAAAGCATAAAAAACATAAAAAATATAAATATAGTGATAATGAATGTGAAAGTGATAATAATGATAATAATGATAATAATGATAATAATGAAGATAATAATGAAGATAATAATGAAGATAATAATGAAGATAATAATGAAGATAATAATGAAGATAATAATGATGATAATAAAGGAAATAAACAAAAAAGGAAAGAGGAAGCAAAAAGTAAGATAACATTATCAGGATTATTAAATGCGTTAGATGGTATATTTAGTGCCAATGGAAGAATAATGGTAATGACAACAAATAAACCACAAATATTAGATGAAGCATTAATAAGACCAGGAAGATGTGATAGATATTATTTATTTGATAATTGTAATAAAGAACAAATAAAAGATATATATTATTTATATTATGATGTATTACCAAATGAAAAACAATTAGAAAATATTGAAGAATATAAATATTCACCAGCTAAAGTAACATCAGTATTACAAAGATATAGAAATGAACCAGATATAGCTTTATTAAAATTAGATGATGATGAAACAAAATTATTAAAATGTTAATTTTTTATTTATATTTTTTATTATAATCACTAGATTATAATTAAATAACACAAAATTAGAAGTTTTGGCGAAAAATTTATTTATAAAGTAATTAAGCTAAAAATATTATAAATAGATTTTTCGCCAGATTAAAATAAAATTAGAAGTTTTGGCGAAAAATTTATTTATAAAGTAATTAAGCTAAAAATATTATAAATAGATTTTTCGCCAGATTATTATTTATTAACAATAAATTATTAAAATTAAAAATATTATTAGTTTTAGATGGTTGTTTGGGATGGAGAAAAAAAAGAGAATGGGGTATAAAAAATTGAAAAAAAAAAATATATATGAAATAGAATATATTTTGATGTCAATAAATAGTGATAATAATGATTATGAAGAGGAGATAGAGGGAGTAAGTTTTATAGATTATAATAAAGATAAGATAATAGATAAAATAAATATGGATGAATTAAATAAGATAGATGAGTATGGAAACACGATAATAATAAATTTAATATATGATAGATTAGAGAATGTAATATTAGAACTAATAGATATAGTGGATGATAGGATAATAAATTGGCAGATAAGATATATATAAATATGAAGATTATAGATAATATGATAAAAAAAGAGAATTGCGAGAAAATAAATATAAAAATAATAGAAAAAATTGGATTAAATTTATTATATAAACTATCAGAAGAAAAAACAGTAAAAGAATTTTTAATAGAGAATAATTATAATGAATTAGTAGAAGAATTAGAAAAAAGAAATACGAAATTAATAAATTGTGGTATATGTTATGAAGATGTATTGGAAGATAATATAACATATTTACCATGTGATATAAGACATGTAGTTTGTGATGATTGTTATAGTAAGATAGAAAATAAATGTCCTTATTGTAGAGAAAATATAAGTGGTAATAGAAATGAAAATGAAAATTTTACAATAATATATATGGCAGGTAGGGGGGAAGGTTATAAATTTATATTAACTTTTTGTTTATTAATTAACTTTTAATAATTTTATTTTTTGATTAAGTTTTAATAATTTAGGTTATTTGATTAAAATTTAATGTTAATAAATAAAAATATGGCGCAAAACTCATTATAAAATATTAAAGCAAATGCTAAATAATATTATAAATAAAATTGCGCCAAAATTTATTATTTTAATCTTTAATTTTATTTTTGATTTAGTTTTAATAATTTTGTTTTAATAATTTTGTTTTAATAATTTTTATTTTTGATTAAGTTTTAATAATTTAGGTTATTTGATTAAAATTTAATGTTAATAAATAAAAATATGGCGCAAAACTCTTTATAAAAGTATTAAAGCAAATGCTAAATAATATTATAAATAAAATTTGCGCCAAAATTTATTATTTTAATCTTTAATTTTTATTTTTGATTTAGTTTTATTTTTTAATTTTTTATTTAGGTTTTAATAATAAAAAGAGAAATTTGTTTATAAAGTAATAAAAAAAATTGATTTTTAAAATAAATAGAATAAAAGTATGATAAAGATGCGAATAATAAACAATAGATATGAGACAATGGGAAAGACGTTAGAGGAATTAAGTAAAGAATATATAATGGTTGATTGTAAAAATAGGAAATTAGAAGATTTAGATATAGGACTAGAGTTGCCGAATGTGTTATATTATATAGAAACAGAAGAAACGGGAAAAGTAGATTTTATAAATATATTTAGTAGTGTGAGAGTGTTGGTGACAGATTATTGGACATTAATAAATAATTATAATAAGATACCGGAATATGTGGAATATATAGTAGGAAATAATAAGATATATAGAAATAACAGAGACAAGAGGGATTTTATAGAATATGAGAAGGATATAAAAGAAAGAGAGGAAATAATAAGAAGATGGATAGAGGAAGATGTAAATTATGTGAATATAGAAGGTCAGACAGTATTAATATATGCATTATTAAATAATATGAAGGAAGAGGTAAAAAAAATATTGATGAGTAATTTTGAGTGTATAAATAGGAAAAATATATATGATAGAAATATATTATATTATGTATCAATATCAAGTAATGATGAAATAAAGAGGATGATAATGGAAGATAAAAGAATAGATTGTTATGATGAATATGAAGGAGAAAGTAGTATAATAAGTCGTTATTTGAGTGATAATTTTAATAGGGAATATTTAGATATAATAATAGAGAGAGTGACTATAGAGACAGTGATGAGATATATAAAAAGAAATGTGAGCTATGAGATGAAGTATATAGAAGAAAGTATAATAAGGAAGTTATTTAATAAATTAGGTGAAAAGATAAAGGATGAAGAATTAAGGATGATGATAGAAGAATTAAGGTATAAAAAAGATGGTTATAATAAAAAGAAAATAAAAAGATTAATAAGAATATATTATGAGATAAGAGATAAAAAAATTGATTTTTATAATAATTAGAAGATTATAATTATAAAAATAAATGCCTAGATCAAAAAAAGATAAATTTCACGAATCAGTATTAGAAATAATAAAAGATTTATTAAAAGAGGGGAAATTTTACAGAGGAACAGAACAAATAGAAGATAGTGAAAGAAATGCCTTATTAATAAAGAGATATTTATACAGATATTTATCGGAGAAGAATCCGGAATTAAGTGGAATAGATAAGATATTAAATATAAAGAAAATGTCGGAAACAGAAATGGTTAAATTAGTAAAAAATATACCAGAATTAGATGATTTAGAGAAACAGATACAAGAACACTTATTAATAGAAAAAATTGCAAAAAAGGATATTTTGGAGAATTAATATAAAGTTGAAAATAAAGAAAAAGAGAGAAAGATGGGGGGTATTGTAACGAAAGAGAGTATGTTGATTGATGCGTGTTGGAGGATGGATAGAGCGCGTGCGTCAGCATTGATTTTAGATACATCAGTTGATCTTAATTATGCGGATAAACAAGGAAGAACAGCATTGATGATTGCATGCGAACAATCGAGACTGGAACCACGAATGGTGTCTGTAGTGAATATGTTGGTAAATACGAAAAGTGTTGATGTAAATAAGCAAGACCGAAATGGAAATACAGCATTATTTTATGCTTGTAATTATGATATTTTGGAGGAAGTTGTGTGTGAAATTATTCAAAGACCAGAACTTAATATTAATCATGCAAATAGAGAAGGTAATACCGCATTAATGATTTGCAATAAACCAGGGATTTGCATAAAGATGTTGATGAGACAAGAAATTAACATTCATCAAGAGAATGCACTTGGACAAACAGCGATTATGGTTAATTTGGTACATTTGCCGATTAAAATTATTGATTCTGAATGGGAAGTAAATAAGGTGGATAAATTGGGAAATACAGCACTAATAAATATCTGTAGATATCTTGATGATAATAAGGTAACTGAATATGTAAGAAAAATGCTAATGAATCCGATTATAAATGTAAATATTGCAAATAAGAAAGGAGAAACAGCGTTGATTGTAGCGTGTATGTATTGCCATTATAATGTAGTGTCAATGTTGCTTGATAATGCAAGTATTGAAATAAACACAGTGAATTGTATTGGTCAGACGCCATTAATGATTTTGTGTCATCCTCGCATTTATAAAACTGAAAGGAGTGATGTGGTTTCAAAAATTCTTTCAAGAGCAGATGTTAATGTAGATCAAGTAGATCAAAATGGAAATACGGCATTGATTAATTTGTGTGATGTATGCAATTGTGGGTTTGATGTTCAAAATAATATCATTCAAGGACTAATGAACAAAATTTTGGATAAGAGTACAGCAAGTGTGAATCAGATAAATTACGAAGGCAATACAGCACTTATTTTGGCGTGTGAAAATAAATATTATTCTGTGGCGACGAGAATTTTGGCATTGAGTGGTATTAATTTCAAGCAAGTAAATAAGAAGGGTTTTACAGCATTTAGGTATGTCCAAAATATGAAATGCTCACGTACTAATAAGGATAATATTATTATGAAGCTAACGGAACTATACCGAAGATAAAATTAATTTATATAAATGATATTAAAAAAATTGAAATTTATCTTCATAAATCACTATTTTTTTAATGATATTAAAAAAATTGAAATTTATCTTCATAAATCACTATTTTTTTAATGATATTAAAAAAATTGAAAAAAAAGATGATTTGAATAAGTTATAATAGATTATAATTATAAAAAGGGGAAATGGCGATTTGTCCTCGAATTGGCAAGAAGATGCGTTATAAGTTGGTAAAGATTGTAGAAGAAGATAAAAAGAAGAAGATAGAGAGAAAGATGCAAGAAAAGATGCGAACAGTAAAAATTAATAAGAATAGGAGGATTAAGGAGAAGAGAAATGAATTTATGGAAGAGGAAGAGGAAGTGAAGGATGAAAAGAAGGAAGAAAAGGATGAAAAGAAGGATGAAGAGGAAGATTAAAGATAGAGAACCGAAATTTAATAAAAGATAAAAGGAAATTTAATTTTTGTAAATATTTATTTTTGTAATAAGTTTTATGTTGTGAATGTATAAATAAATATTAATGTTAAAATTTAATATATTATTAATAAATTAAAATAAAAATTAAAGATTAAATAATAAATTTTGGCGTAAAATTTTATTATAAAATTATTTAGCTTATGCTTTAATACTTTATAAAGAAATTTTGCGCCATATTTTTATTTATTAACACTAAATTTTAAGCAAATAACTTAAATTATTAAAACCAAATCAAATAAATAAAAATTAAAGACTAAAATTATTAAAACAAAATCAAAAATAAAAATTAAAGATTAAAATTATTAAAACTAAATCAAAAATAAAGATTAAAATTATTAAAACTAAATCAAAAATAAAAATTAAAGATTAAATAATAATTTTTGGCGCAAAATTTAATTATAAAATTATTTAGCATTAGCTTTAATACTTTATAATAGGATTTTGCGCCATATTTTTATTTATTAACATTAAATTTTAAGCAAATAACTTAAATTATTAAAACTAAATCAATAAATAAAAATTAAAGATTAAAATTATTAAAACTAAATCAATAAATAAAAATTAAAGATTAAAATTATTAAAACTAAATTAAAAATAAAATTAAAGATTAAAATTATTAAAACTAAATCAAAAATAAGAATTAAATAATAAATAATGGTGCTAGAATATAATATATTTATTAAAAAATAAAAATGAAAGTGATTAATTAAATATAAATTTGGGATATTTTTTTAAGCATAACAAAAATTTGTTTTAGTTATGGAGTATATGGAAGCTGTAAAATATAAATAGTATCTTTAAGTGAAATAACAGGATTAAGAAGCTGAATATTATTAGAAAGAACAAAAGAATAGAATTCTTTTTTGCCGATAATGCCGATTTTATCATAAATAAAGAAATTAACATTTTTTTTAGAAAATTTAATAAAATTAGGTGAAACTTGATTATAAAGTTCAATAAGGAAAGTTTTAATTCGTTGTTGATTATTATGAAAAGAGTTGCATTTTTTAATAATATCATTTTTGTTAGAAATTCTGAAAAAGTGATTAGAGAATAAATGATGATTAAGGATGATATTTTGTTTGAATGAATGAATATCATCAAAAGAAAGGAGATCGATATTATTAAATTGGAAGCGATTAATATTAAGTAATTTTTCAACAAAAATGATAGCTTTCATTTTATGAATAATAGAATTATTGGATTGTAAAATATAAGTATCATTAGAATAAAGATTAAGAATTTGGTCAATAAAATCTGAATTAGTATTAGTTAAGTAGAGTGTATTAAGGAAATTAGAGAAAAGTAAATTATTACAGCAAATATAAATTATTCATAAACGTGCATAAAAAATGTTTAAAAAGATTAAAATAAAAAGATTCTACATTAAAAAACTAAAAAATTTATTAAAAATTAAAATAACAAAACAAGAATTAAATTATATAAAAAGTTCATAATATAATTATTTCATAATATAATTATATAATATTATGAAACTTAAGAGTATATTATATAAAAATGAGCAAAATGAATTAGTAAATAAAATTATTAATATTTTAGAATTAGATAATAAAAATAGTATTATTTTATATAATCTTGATAATGATAAAGCAAAACAAGATAAAATATTAGCATTAATACCAGAAATACAAAAATATTATAGTTTTTCAACTATAATAGGTGTATCAAAACCAATAAAAGCAAAGAGACCATATTTATCAATTATTAGACAAATAACAAAAAGCAAATATAAATTAAATAGTTATGATTATAAAATAAAACATGTTGATAAAGATATTAGAACAAAGAAATATATTTTTAATTTACTATAAAATATTTAAAGATAGGCGTTTTTTTATTGAAAATAACATTTATATAAAGATATAAAATTATAGTATAATATTATGGGGGTGATAGAAGAAAAAAAGAATAAACCACCAGATAAGTCAAATGATTATTTTAAATGTGTTAAAATACCTCTTAAATTTGTTTTAAAAAATCCAGATATTAATTTACATAAAATTACAGATAGTGTTATTAGATGTAATAAGATTATAATTAATACATTAATGTTTATGAAACTTTATTTATTAGATTACTTTGAAAAGAACAATAAATTACCCGAAATAGATAAAGTATTTGTTAATTCTTGTATGAAAATTTTATGTAATGAAAATGCAACAGGAAGACCGCCAAAGAAAGAGATTAAAGAACTAAAAGATAAATTAACAGCTTTTTATAATTCTGATTATAAACCATTAATTAAAGATACAGATTTAGATTATACACATCTTAATACAGTTTTGGATTATTTAACAATTCAAATAATTACAACATATGAACATAATATTAAATTACATTATGTTGAATATATTGAAAGATATGTTAATATTGTTTGGAAGAAAA